ATAGGATTCACAATTTTATCTACTGCGGTGAGTGTAGTGCTTGGCAACGTGGCTGAATCTAGTGTAAAGTCTAGTAGGTTTACATTTCCTGAATTGTAGCTGATTGTTGCTACTACATCACTGTCGTCATCATCTGGTGTGCCTGCTAATCGCAAACGTATTTGACTAAAACCATCATTTATATTACCAATACTTGCTAATATTTTACGCCAACTCAGTGTTTCTCCATTATTATCTACTGTTGTTGCGTTTTGATTTTGAATAGATATAGTATTAGCACTAGCGTCAACTTCCATCCAATATTGACTTGGTGTTACAACAACATAGCTCAAACTATCATGTGAAAAACTTTTATTTTGTTTGAATAAATCAACTTGATCAGCATCCATTGTGTAGAGTTTGTTGATGATTGTATAGATAAGTTTGCTTCTGTTGAATTTTGCAGGTGGTGTTAGATACATCATAGTTCTAAAACTCAATGTTGCAATATCAATGATGTCTTCTGTTCCAACTGGTTGACTTCTACTACTGTATTGTATGTTTACAAGTTCGTTGTATGTAAAAGCTGTCCAATCAAAAGGATTTTTATTACTGCGTAAATCTATTGTAGGATTAAAAATAACTAGTAACTGTTCTAATAATTGAAGTTTTTGATCTGTGTTGCTTGTCCAAATGTCTACTGCATAATCTACATCATATGGCACTGGAGTTGCTTTGGTAATTTGATAACTGTTTCCTGCATCAGTGGTGTAATCACCTGTGGCTTGATTGAATTCTTTTTCATATATTGTTTGTTTTGCTTCCATACCTATATGATGTCTTCTATCAGGAGCCATGTTGATGTTTGTAATATAAACAGTTATCTGTGGAACACTCAGCATTTTGTTTTCAGAATTTTCACGCATAATAGCCGCCGCCATACGTGTTGGATCACCGTACTTTGCTGGCACTGTTCTATAGATTGGATCACCATTTTCACTTTCACCAATCTGCACACTGAAGTTACTGAACATGCGAATAAATTGCACTAGATGTTGTCTTATTTGTTTGTCGTAAAAATAGTTCATTCTGTGTTCTTCTTAATATTGACGCCTGCTCCACTAAGTGGTTGCCTAATGTCAAATTCATCATTTGAAACTTGATCTTTGCCTAGTTGATTTACAAAACCTTCTACACTACCAAACACACTAGATTCCCAATCTGTTTTTTGCACGTTATCGTAAAGTCTTACCCACTTTGCACCACGTCTTACAAACAATCTATTTGGATCAAAATCTGTGCGTAAGAAATAATCGCCTTGATTTGGATTTGCAGGAAAACTTAGACCGCTTGCAAGTGTTTCACCATATGCCCAATCTGTGCTTGGATTTTCATTTTCGGGAAGTACATACAAATGATCACTCTTTAATCCAGCCATACCATTATCAGCATCTGCTTGTGCTTGGATTTTTTTGTTTATATCCATTTCTTGATTGTATGTGCTTACAAGACTTGCAATACTGTTTTCATCTTCGTTACTTCCAAGCAAGTTTGTATATTCTTGTGCATCATTGAGTGGTGCTAGTTTTACTCTCCATATGTGCGGATACCAAGTTTGACTAAAACCTTCACTGCCACGTGCGGCATCTGTAACACTATAAAATTTTGGTATTGGTGCTTTGCTTTGATCTAATGCTAGTTCATCTAACAAATGTGGTAATTCAATTACATCACCTGACATTAGTCTTCTGCCTAGTTTTGTTACCATATCATTCATATGAAACGTCATAAACAGTGTATCATTTGTCAAAAATAATCCAAACTGTGAAAGATCAAAGTCATTGTCAGCCACATTGTACACACCACGTAATTCATAGATATCAGGATCGTATACCCTATCTCTATTTTCTAGAAATAATACGTCTTGTACGTCTAATTCACTTATGTCAGGTTCTACGTTAGTTAGGTTACCATTAGCATCTGTGGCACTACTATCAGTGTATTTAGGCTGGGTTTTGTCGTCTTGATCCGCTATATCTTGTGGTCCAAGATACTTGTGTACTATTACCCCAACTCCGCCAATGTCAAATTGCTCACGGATTTGACGATCCATAAAATAGTAGTCATTTGTTTTTGTTGGTTTGTAAAGTGTAAGTCTTGGCATATTATACGTTTCCTGCCTGTGTGCAATAATCTTGTATGTGCTTGTACATGTCCATTTCACAACTTTCGTGAATTCCTACCTTTTTAACTAGATACTCAATGTCATCACTTTCAGCATTTTCATAACCAGCACGTAGCACTCTTAATAGAATAGGTTGCCCTACATCATCTACCCATTTATCAGGTAATTGTTTAAAACCAACTGATGTCCAGTCTACAGTTCTAATTTTGTCTTTTTTTACATCTTTTAAAATAGTTTTTTTCATAATCATAAAATGATGATTTGCATTTTGCACATTTATCACTATTGGAGAATCATCATAGTCATCTAAATCTTCTGTAGAAAAATTGTATGATGCAAGAAAATGTGTATCGCCTTTGCACAAAACAATTTTTTCTAAAAAAGCTTCAGCGTCATAGATCAAAAAAGGAAATTTCAGTAGTAGTAGATGAGTATAGCCTTCTGCTTTGAATCCAGGCATATAAACTCTAGGATCATAGTCACCCCCATCTCCGTAGGATTTCCTAGCACCGTTTTCATCAATCCACATTTTTATCACTCTTGCATCAGGAAAAGACACAACTTCTTTTTGTCTTAAATTTGTTCTAGGACTGAGCCAAAGTATATCTTCGCTTTTCAAATTTAATTTGCTTAATTCTGTTTTTGCAATGTTTTTTAGATAATCTTTAAGTACTTTAAGCTCTGCATCTTCTTCCGGTGTTTTAAGTAACATATCAGGTGTTCCACGCGGAAACTCTGTGGTTCCAACTTCTGATAAACCGTATACAATTACACCTAACTTCATGATAAGTTCTCCATTTAATGTATTTACCGCTTGACAAAACTAATTAGTACATGTTACAATTATAGAAACAATCACAGGAGTGCAACTATGGCTAGCGGAGTAAAAATAAAAAAGAGAAAGAAATCTTCAGCACCACGTCGTGGTACTAGAGGATTACAAGCACCTAGTTTTGATAACTGGGAACAGCTTGATGGAAAACAGTTTCATAGATTAAAAGTTACTGTACATGATTTTTACTACATGAACTACAAATACAATGATAATGTAGAACATGCATTTACATGGATGAAACAGAACGGCTATACAAAAGATGAAATAGCTAGTGTTAGAAAAGCAGGCAAATATCAAATTGTACTAGGCATTCAATGTAAACTATTGCTAGATGGTTGTCCTGAGTACAATGAAAAAGAACAGGAATATTGGCAGAGCTGTCCAGGTACAAGTGGGGATCTCAAACCAATGACTGAATGGATTAAAAAACGCATAGCAGAACTTATTGAAGTTGGTTCTACTATGATTGAGGAAAAGAAAGAAGAAGAAAGCAAAAAGAAAAAAGGCTACGTTCCTACAATACAAGAACGTTTGGAAGAAGCCGCTGAAGAAAAAATTGAAGATATTGAAACTTGGATAGATGAATTTTTAATTGATCCACAAAAGAACAAGCTCAAAGACAAACCAATTCTTCAAACTCTCAAACGTGTAGGCACTAATCTTGGACATGTTAGATTCATGCGTAAATGGTATACAGGGCCATTAGAAGAATATCGTGAACTAGATAGTTTGCCTGCTCCAAGCAAACGTGATGAAATGCAGAAGCAGTTAGAAGAAGGCTATGATCATTTGAACAAAGCCCAACGCAAAGACGCACTACAGTTTTATGAAAGATTGTTTCAAGCATTTGATATTATGTTGACTGAAAACAAACACTCTAGAATAGTGCGTAAGCCAAAACAAAAAACTGCCGCGGAGCAAGTAAAGAAACTGAAATACAAAATGTTTGACAGTGATTTTGGTATTACTAGCAAAGAGCCAGCAGAAATTATAGACTCAACAATGTTGGTTGTGTTTAACTGTAAAACAAGAAAGATAGGTATATACTATCCAGAACAACATGCTACATTAAAAGTAAAAGGTACAACAATACAATTTTTTGATCCACAACGCAGTGTGCAAAAAACTGTGCGAAAACCACAAGAAATACTATCGCAGTGGAAGAAAATTACCAAGCACAAAGTACCTAAGCAATTTGAATTTCTCAAAACAACTGAAACCAAACTCAATGGTAGATTCAACGCAGAAACAGTGATACTTCAGGTGTTTAAGTAAACACTCCTATAAATACAGTTATGAGATTTTGGGAAATAACTGAAGCACGAGTTGAACCTGACTGGGAATTTATTGCAGACTTAGAACCTGCTATAGATGATGCCTTGGCAGATTATCAAGAACATCTCAAAGATAACAACGACAAAGATGACATCAGTGAACTTGAAGAACTGTTGAACTTTGAAACCGAAGACTTTCCTGTAGAATTTATTGCAGACTATTCTGAACGCAAGGATCCAGATGAATGGCTTAGTGCGGCCGCAGATTGGACTGAAGAAGAAGGCAAGTTTATGACCATCTATCTTCATGCAAAGAATTTAGAAGGTGTGTATGGACCAAAAACTTTTAAAAAAATATTGATGCGTATGCTACAACACGAAACCATACATTGGAATCAATATGATAAAATGGATCAAAAGATTTTACCCAAATACAAAAGCGGGTACATGAAAGGCTTAGATAAACTTAAAAAAGGTGGCGATCAACAGGATCTCATGCGTAGTTATTTGCGTGACCCACACGAACTTATGGCTTATGCTAGTGATCTAGCAGGTGAAATGAAAGACTTGGATAATCCTGAGGCTGTGCTTCGCAATCCAGAAGCATACAGAAAAGAACTTCCTAGTTATGATAGAATGCGTAATTCATTTCCAGCAAATGCCAAACAAATCAAACAACTGCTAAAGTATACAGCAGACTACTTCAAACAAGGTAAATAGTAGTATGGCACTGAAAGATGAATTAACAAAAGAAATTGAGCTACGACTTGGCGGACAGATGGTCGATGTTGAACTTGACCCTGAACACTACGACTTGGCTCTGAAAAAGAGTTTTGAAAAGTATAGACAAAAAGCTGAAAACAGTGTTGAAGAAGCATTTGTGGTTCTTGAAATGAAAGAAGATATTCAAGAGTATACATTGCCTAATGAAATTGTAGAAGTGCGTGATATACTTACTAGAACAAGTGGTACAAACGCAAGTTCAGGCAATGACTTTGAACCTTTTGAGGCGGCATATCTAAACACTTACCTACTTGCAGGTGGTAGAGCTGGTGGATTAGCAACGTTTGATGCACTACAACAACATAGAGAAACACTTGGAAGAATGTTTGGTAGTGAATATTTGTTTACTTGGAATGTTAGAAATCACAAATTGTTTATCCATAGAAAGCCAAAAGCAGAAACCACAGTGTATCTACATGTATACAAAGAAGTTGATGATGAAAGTCTATTAGGCGACATCTATGCAGGACCATGGATCAAAGAATATTCACTTGCACATGCTAAATTAATGCTCAGCGAAGCACGTGGTAAATTCAAT